CTTAGGTGCTAATCGCTGTCGCGGTTGGCTGTGCATTACTTACATCTTAATCTATTAAGACCAAGTATGAAGACACAACAACTTTGCCAGCGGCTCTGCTCTTTAGGCGTGCCTAAACAACAAAGGGACGAAATCATTTCTGAGATTCGGAAATGGGTTCGTTGTTCCGGTGAAGAATGGACAGTTGAAAGGATTAAATCCTTAAAGCTGGAATTCATCACTGGACTCACTGGAAAGCCTGTGCGTGCACCTTACGTGAAGCACAACCGCTCCGGGCATCCGTCCGGAGTCTGGTCATGGCTTTTCTCTACTCCGCGCCTTAGTCTTGAGCAAAAGCTCAATGTGCTAATGGCGTATTCGGTATTTAAGGCGAATGCCTTAACCGAGAAGCAGAGAACCAAGTTCTTTGGTTCTATGGAGTCTCCGTCTACTGTTGGCTTAAACACTAGGTTTAAGTTCACAGGATCCACGTACGATGTGACAAGGTTCGTTCCTTATCGCAGACGTGAGGACGGTAACTACTCAGGGTTTGTGTTGCCCTTTGTAGCTAATGACGAGCCGCACAGCACGGCTACTGCACCTAATTTATTAGGCCAGTCCGTGTGTAAGGGTGATTATTTCACCCATTGGCTCACTGCTATCTCGTCTGGTCCATTTCACCAATTTTATCTTAAATACCCTTTGGTATTTAGGACTGGTGTTATCCCGTGTCGTACTATGTACGACGTGGCATGGGACATAGACGTGACCAAGCAACCCATGTATGGGTGCGTTGGTAAAATAGCAGCTATCCAAGAACCGGGGTATAAACTCCGGGCAGTTGCTTCACCCATTAACATCTATCAATCGCTGTTAAAGCCATTGAAATTGATGTTATATTGGGATTTGAAGAACAATTGCCCAGGTGATTGTACTCACGACCAACTGTTGGGAGTGGAACGAGTTCAGAATTGGTTAGCATCAGGAAAGACATGCTACTCTGTAGACATGTCTGATGCAACCAACCTGTTCCCGCTTCCGACACAAATTGATCTCCTACGGAGGCGTTATACAGCTTCCACGGAGCTTCACCGTTCTTACCTTAATCAGGTAATTTCTCTTTTTGAGGAAGTTTCGAAAGGAACTTGGCTCTATAAAGAGGAGGACGGATCTGTGTCTTATCACAGGTTTACCCGGGGCCAGCCTTTAGGCTTGCTCCCATCCTTCGGTTCCTTTGCCCTTGCCCACAACGTTTTGTTGGAAGGCATTTGTAGGTCAAATGGAATCGAACCCAACTGCTATGTGATCTGTGGCGATGACATTGTCATCTCCAATGATCTGGTACACAGCATATACCGTAAGACACTTGACAACTTAGGTTGTAAGGTGTCTGAAGGTAAATGTCTGACGTCCAACTTAGTAGCTGAGTTTGCAGGATGTGTGATAACTCGGAACCATGTGTTGCATGGTTACAAATGGAAAG